TCTGCTTTTGATGTGGCATCAAGGATAATTACAGATAAGATTGATAACATGCCTAAAGAAAATCTTACCTTAGAGGCACAAAATTTTTTAAGACCCCATGAGCAAGTTGATACAATCGAAGGACTCATTGAAACACTCAAAACCTTCAAAGAAAAAATCCAATACCGATTACGATACGGTAAATCCAAATCATTACAAGAAAGGAGGGCAGCAGGTATGGCATATGATGCTAAAAATCTGGGGAAGGGAAGCTTACATGGCTTTCTGCGAGATGAACAGCTTCAAGTACAGGATGAGAGCGGGCTCGAAACCAACGTCAAGCATAGAAGAGGACCTAAAGAAAGCGCAGTGGTATGAAAACCAAATAGAGCAACTGCGTAATGAAAAACAAGAGAGTAACGATATATCCGACAATCTATCGCACACAGGACGCAGTGATTACGTCCCTAAATACAGTGCTAACGAGGATTAAAGATGGGAAGAGCCGACCAAAGGTTGAGTTAATAAGGAACGGAGACAAAAGTCACAAGCAAGAGCTGCCTGCGGTTTGTTTTAGTGGTGTGTTTGAGGATGGTAAGCGCAGTGATGATACACTAAAGTATCATAGTGGCCTTATTATTCTTGACTTTGACCACGTTGACGCGAACAGAGCTAAATCAGCGTTAGCCGGAGACAAATACATTATGTCTTGTTGGTCCTCACCAAGCGGTGACGGAGTCAAGGCTCTTGTAGAGATTACAAATACCGAGAGGCATAGGGACCACTATCGTTCTTTAATTACATACTTCGATAAGCAGTATGGTTTAGAGCTAGATAGCACAGGAGAGAATGAAAGCAGATTGTGCTTTGAATCGTATGACCCAGACATCGTAATCAAGAATGAGTACGAGAGATATGGAGGCATGCTGTCAGAGCGTTCTCAACATCAAGAAGTAAAAGGAACGGGAGGCAAGACCGATTTTAATAAGGTCAATATAGCTGCCGCCATGATTGCTAAAGCTCCGGACGGAGAGAAGCATAGTGTTCTTGTGAAGGCTGCCAGTCTTATGGGTGGTTACATAGCTAGTGGTATTGTCGAAGAGGATGTAGCGAGATGGGTGCTTGAGAGAGAGATATCAAAGAGAGATATAGACAACATCGAAGCTGCTATCAATACTATTAATGATGGTATTGCAAACGGTAAGAACCTTCCAATTGGGGAGGTGATAAGCAACGAAGAGAAGGTTCGTAGAGAGATGAAGCTCAACGATGGCGATATGTCATTCGTAAGTAGTGATGATGTTGACTATGACTGGATTGAAAACTATGTAGATGGCAACATCCCTCTTGGATTATCTACAGGGAACAGTCGGGTTGATGAGCATTTTGTTTTCAAGAAAGAGTTTGTTATGATTAACGGGCATAGCAACATAGGTAAAACAACATTTGCTCTTTGGATGATGGTCGCCAGTGCCATGAACCATGATTGGAGGTGGGTTATCTACAGCTCTGAAAATAGAACGGCAGCAGTCAAGATGAAACTTGTTCAGTTTGCTCTTAACAAAAAGATAAGCAGCACTACATATCAGGAGAGGGCGCATGCACGAGAGTGGGTTGAGAATCATTTTATTGTGATTGACAACAGTAAAACTTACAGCTACTCAGATATCATCATATTCTGTGAGAAGGTTCACAGGCAGCAACCTATCGACGGTCTCTTCGTTGACCCTTACAATAGCCTCAAGATAGAGATGAGTGCGGGTAGAGGTGTAGGTCCTCATGAATATCACTACGAGGCAGCATCAGAATTCCTGACCTTTAGTAACAATATGGATGTAGCTGTATGGGTCAACGCTCATAGCATTACAGAGAGTCAAAGAAGAAAGGGAGACGATGGATTACAGGTAGCTCCTTATGCTGAAGACACAGAGCACGGTGGTAAATGGGTTAATCGTAGCGATTGTTTCATCACGCTCCACAGAAAGATACAGCATCCAGATGTGTTAATGCGTAGATGCGTGGAGATGCACGTTAGAAAAGTGAGAGAGGTAGATACCGGAGGAAAGCCAACTTCATATCATGAACCACTGATGTTTGAATTCAACAGTACACAGAGTGGCTTTGCATTAAGAGGTCCAGAGCCATTGTTATTCACATCGCTTGGTGAAAAAGTTGTTGGTAAACAAAGCAGCATCTAGCCTTACCTTTTAGGTTATGGCTAAAATTCGAAGGAACAAAACAAAGCCTAGCAAGAAAAGGAATTTAAATCGTGGTGGGGTAAAGCTAAAGTCAACGCTAGAGACTTATTGCTACGATAAATTAAGAGAGGCTAAGCTTAAGTTTAATTACGAAGGAGAGACGTTTCAATTGATGGACTCTTTCAGGTATCCCGGTATATACTATAAGTCAACAAGGGGTAAAGATGTTCTCGTTGATGCAACAAATAAAGTTGCTCTCGGAATAAAGTACACGCCTGACTTTGTTAGCCACGAACACAAGTTCATCATAGAGACAAAGGGATTCGTCCCGTCTCAACATACCTTCCCTTTGAGGTGGAAGCTTTTCCTGAAGTACATGGTTGAAAATGACATGGATGATTACATGTTATTCATACCTAAAAATAAAAAACAGATAGAGCACGCTGTCTCTGTCATAAAAAAACAGTTAGATGACAAAGGCTAAATTAAGTCAGTTATACAGTTACTGTACCATTGAGATACAGAGGCTTACCACGGAACTTTATGAGCAACTACACGAGCCTGAAGGAATCCCAGACGGGAACTACGAGCAGACTCTGGAGAACGTAAGAAAATATAAACGTCTAATTGTTCTTGAACTTGAGGCAATAAAGCATGCTGTTCGAGAGTTTAATAGTCATGATGATGGGAAGCAGCTTCAGAAGTGATAAGGAATGGGGTGACTACATAGAACTCGTATGGGCTAATTGGTTGCATTCGCACACGGGAGGTGATACATTCGAACACTCTAACGGTAGGGTGCCGGGTTGGGACTTAAGAAACGAAAGGACTCAAAGAAAGCACGAGGTTAAGTGGGACGCTGCTGGAAGGTCACCTTGGAAAATGCATGGACGTGAGCGTCAACCAACAGGGAACATCTTCATAGAATACAAGAACCCTACCACCAATATTGATACAGGGATTATGGCATCTGAATCAAACATATGGGCACACATTGTTAAGGTGTCTGACAGCTTTGTAGAGGATTCTTCTTTAGATTATAGTGCTTGGGCATATGTCTTTTCATTGCCTAAGCTTAGGGATTTTTGCAAAGAAGTTGGACTTCGTTCTCGCGAAACATCGAGAGATGTAGGGAAGAAGGGTAAGTCTAATTCTAAAGGATGGTTACTTCCAATTGATATGATTCTGTCAAACAAGAAGGAGTGTGGTTTGATATTGAGAGCTGAGATTACTCCTTATCTTTACTCCTCACAAAAATTTTAATATGGTTCACCTTAAAGAATTTAACTCACTGCGCGATGCGGTGAATGAAGTCATGGACGCAAGTGTAGAAGCTGCTGACCGGAAGCGAAGAAACGTTGAGGCTAGAATGGTCTTCTCTAAAATCTTGGTTGACAAGGGCCATAGTAAATCAATGGTAGGTAGGTACCTTAATAAGTCTCACTGTATAGTTGTTCACTACTGTAATCAGTTCAAGGACTTAGTTCTTTATGACAAAGGACTTAAGGTAAAGTACGAAGCTGTCGTTGAAATTTATCATGAAAACTATGACCCTGTTTACAACATGACTAGGTCTGATATGAAGGAGATGATATTCAAACAACGAAGAGAGCTAAAGGATTTTGAGAATGAGGTGTCCGAACAAGATAAGGTCATCAAAGAACTGAGTCGTGATGAGGATGTCGGATACGACAGGCTAGAGAAACTACACAACCTCATCAGGGAAAAGGTTCCTGTAGGAAAAGAAGACATCCTTTACAACAGAATAAATATTTTTCTCAATGGCCTATACAGTTAATGACATTCAAAAAATACTGGAGTTTAAAAGCTGGACGCACGAAAAGAAGCTGTCTGAACTCCTTAGGATTGATGCCGCGTTGTACTGCTCACTTGGCACCGATTCAACTAAGGCTGATAGAGATTCAGTAAAGTCTAAATCAAGGACAATATACAGGGCTATTAAAACGTTTGACCAACCAACTGGAGAGATGTTTCTCCGCGCAATGGATATGAAACAATGACTGAAGAATTTATGACTGGAATGCTGAAGCATAGACATGAACAAATCATGGAACAGCTGAACGAATCAGAAGCACTTCTTGCTGATGGGTTTGAACAAGCAATCATCGGGCATACACAGGGTGCTAACATCGTAGCTGTATATGATTACGACTTGTGTGTTCACATACTAATGGAAAGAGATGAGATGAGTTGCCAAGACGCAATTGATTTCATGGAGTACAATGTTGTCGGCTCATATGTTGGTGAGAAAACTCCCCTATTCATATCTGTAATTTAAGTATATTACAGCTGTTACACCGGTATAGTGCTGGAGTTTCGCTACCACCTGAGCCCCTCGCCCTTTAAGGCGGGGGTTTCTTCTTCCCTGTAGAACGGGTCTAGTTCGGCACCAAAGCATATTGTACCATAGTTAGCCAGCATTAGTTGAAAGTCCATGATGGTTGTGTATCCATCCTGATTAAGGTCACCTTCCTCCCATTCAATATCTCCCCAGTTAGATAGAAACATTAAGAAGTCTGTTTGACCTACAACTAAATCTCCATTGATGTCGCCTTGACAGAACGTCGGCTGGCCTGTTAATCCGGGGCGTAGTATGGGTAGAGCGGCATGTATTCTTTCTATCTGTCCCTCAGTGAAGTTGGTTCTACATGAATCAGGATAGTAGTCCATGTGATTGTTAGTCTCATATCCGTACAACGCTGGAGGGCATATAGGGTTTTCACAGCTAAAGTTTAACTTGGTTGGAGGAGTGTCACACACAAAATCTCCTGTCTCTAGACAGTCACCTAGGTTTTGACCGCAGTTATCTATGTTACGAAAAACATGATGTAGACTAACGAAATGGCCTACCTCGTGTATTAGTGTTTTGTTTTGGTCTCTGTCATCGTAATAAAGCTGAGGCCCATAGTTGCCAAACACGTCAGACCTAACCCACACACCATCTAATTCTGTTTGAGTTGTGTATGCTGTCCAAGCAAAACCTAGTATCCCGTTACAGAACTTAGGAAATATATGTACGTTCATGTACTGCTCTCTGTCCCAAACTAAGTCTTCTACATAACCGTCCATCCATTGAAACCCGCTCGAACTATATGGTACGCATACAGAGTTTTGTTCCAAGATTGTAGGGGCACCCCAGAATAAATCGAAGTCGTGATACATGATACTGACAAGGTTGAAAGTAAGCATGGCTTCATCAAACTCCTCATTCAGATGCTCGTGGGCATCCATAATAATATCCTCGGGTATGTAGCTGTCAGGGAAACTGTCGGTGTAGTATATGTGATATACGTAGTTTATGGTCTCCCACTGTACAGGTTCCGGGATATACCCCATCATCCTAGGCTGTATGTTTTCGACACCAAATACAGCACAAGAATCCTGTCCTACAATCGCTTTACACGAGAGCAGGCAGAGTATAAGGGCTAGATGTTTCATCGTTTAGTTTTCTCGATAGTTCGGCCTGCAAAGTACGCACCAAATACCGTAAGCATTAACACCTGAAGAAGGTCTATGTAGTTCTCTCTTGGCGAGAACTCAGTGTCAACTCCATCCCAAATCGTAATCACCATAAAAAAAACCAGCATAGTGATAAGCACGCTAGGTCTAATGAGCTTAGCTAGCTTTATATCGCTTGACATGTCTGATTCCCATCGCTTCGTGACGTTGTCCTGAGCATTCATTTCTTGTCGCGCAGCAATCTCACTGAACTCCATTCGCTGTTCGGGCGTTAAGTCTGGCTCACTATCTACCAGTCTCTTTACAACACCCAGTACACCTTTGTCCGGAAGAGAGTTCCCTACCACATCCAGTACATGAGGTACACTTCTTGCCAGCCATTTCCCCACAGCTGTATCCTTTAGTTTCTTCTTGTCTTCCATCTAAATCTATATATGTGATACTACAGCCTCCGACTTCAATTGCATCTGCAATAGCCGGATATATGGATTTATAGGCTGTGGTTGACGAACCTACATATCCTGTAGAGTTTTTGTTTTCTGTTTGTGTAGCCCCAACAAGAAGACATCCGCTGGTGTCATCATTATCATTACCACAATGTATCAGTATGTGAGTGAAGTTAGGCACATCCATAACCTCAATCATACCTTTATGAATTTCAGAAAATCTTTTTGAATACTTGTCGTGAAACCCACCCCATGTTTTTAATCGCAAGTCGTATGTACCCGCAGGGATTCTAGTCTCATGTATGACCTTGGCTTCTCTGTACTCATCCTCCAGAGTGTAGCACATAAACTTGCGTCCTTCCGTTACATCAAACAGCAACCCAAGGGTATCATCCTTTTGACTGCTAAATCTCATTACCTCTAGTCTCATTCTTCTATCGATTCAATGTATCGTTCCTGTACATAAAAGCTAGGCTTTACTAGACTAAGATAAGTATCAAGAAATAATTTAAATGCCTCGAAATCCTTTGGCTTCATGTTGTCTTTCTTGCCCCTGAGATACGCATAGTAATCTCTAGCATTCTTCAATTGTTTAGGTAGCTTTCTGGCATCCCTCATATGTACCTTATACTGTTCGGGATAAGAGGTTCTCATGTGCTGTTCAGCTATGACTGGCTTTACAGATGACTTGAATGAGTTCGCAACTCTAATCTTATCGAATGGATTGTCTACCTGATTGATGAGTTTGATTAACCTTTCATCTCCTTCTCCTGAAATTAAATCACGACCATATCTTTCTGCGATAGTTTCGTATGCAGCTAGCTGTTCTTCATTTGACAACCTTCTGTCTCTTGGTAAGTCATCCAATGATGATATTAATTTTCTAACCTCGCTACTGGATAGCCCTACCATTTGAGTAGCTGCTAACGTAGTCTTAAGGGCAAAGTGAAGCATCATTGAGTTCTTGTCCTCAGGTCTAACATAATACTCTGCTCCTGTAGCGGTAACAACTTTGTTGTTAGGTAGCTGTAGGTTGTGTACTGTGGTTACGATGTCATCAATATAATCTCCGTAAGGTCCAGCCCAGCTGCCACCATCTTCAAATATCGGTACGCCTTTATTTAATCTCACCCATCGTTCATACCCATCATCGTCACCAAGATTATAATCACCCTCTCTTGCCTTATCCAATTGATACCAAACGCTTCTATTCAAAAAGGATTTGGCCTTGTTGTCTACCAAGGATAGCGGGGGTAAAGGAGAGAGGTCGATAACCGTTTGAGTGGCAATATCTCTGAGTGTATTTGATTTTTTCGGAGCTTCTTCATCATCTTCCCCGAATAGCAGTGCGCCTACATAAGCTGTAAGCCCTGCCAATACAATCTTGTTGGTGGCATGGAACATAGCGGTCTCTACACTATGACCAAGCATAGCAACAGCACCTTCAGACTTAACTTTTAAATCCTGTCTGTTCTTAGGTATTAGTCCACTCATCCCATCAGCTCCAACCATTCGCCACCAATCAGAAGACACACTTCTCTTTTTGTTTATGCTAAACCTTGCAAATGGAATGAGAAGATTTTTAGCTATGTGCATTCCCAAGTTGTTAAGACCTTTTTCTTGAGCATATATTTCAGCTGCTTCTCTAGTGGTAGAAGCTGACTGGTCTTTAGCAACCATCATATCAGAGTAACTCAGAGCTGTACTGTTGGGGGTCGCGGCCTCCGCCTCCCAGTCAATCTCTTCAAAGCTATCTACCACACCTTCGCTTATTAGAGCGTCACCATAGAACATAAACCATGAAGCAACAGCTGCAATCTTGTCTGTACCCTTGAGGTTTTTTAAACTTATGTTTGTTAGCTTTCTCTGTAGCTTTGAGAATCCACCTTCATCAAGGTTTAGCTTGCCTGTGAATGGGTCAATGTTTCCTGCTTCGTAATCCCTTTGAAACACAGGTGAATTTTGCAGTAGCTTGTATCTACCACCGTCCATTGCTAGCTTGGAATCCTTTTTCGTTAGGGTCTCAATGTTAAACATCATGAACTCTGACATTATCTGAATCAGATAAGGGATAGACTTCATTGGGTTTTTGGTTTGGAAGGCAACACTCCACAGTACCTGTGATTGCTTCAGTGTTTGAAAGACAAAACCACCAAAGAGACTAACAACAACTGCATTTCTTAGTACGCTGATGGGGTTAACAAACTTAACTCCTCTTACCGTCTGTGTTGGTTGGAACGCTAGCGGAACTGTAGCTGAATCCTGCTGAACATACAGCATAATCTTTTTCTCTAGGTCGAGTCTGGATTTTCTGTTGGGAATCAATGATGCGGCAGCGTCACTATTAATTACATGATTAGCAACAACGACATCTCCTATAGTGTTTGATAGTATAACGTTCTCCCGAATCGTTCTTTCATTTATAGCAACAAAATCTAATCCAATTTTGCTCTTCCCTTTTAGTGACCTTGGATTTCTTTCAAAGCTGCTACCTGCAACTTTCTTAGAATGAGATAGAGACGTGCTGGCTAATGATTGCTGAAGGGAAAGTCTTAAGCTGAGTATGTCATCCACGTCCTTGACCCCTGTCTCAGGTATAACCTTAAAGGCAGTGTAGTTCTCCTCTATCTCTAGCTCCTTGCCTAAATATCTCTCTACATAATTTTTAAATTGAGGCATCAAGGTAGAATGAATGTCCGCTACAAACTGAACGAACCCAGTAACGTCAGACCTGTCTCCCTCAACCCTTGCAATCATCTCAGATAGCGTTTCGTTCCCATTGAACATGTAAGAGTACGCATCCTCGAATTCATTTATCTCTTCAACAGGGTATGTCTTTTGTTCAATGTAGTCATCAATCGTTCTTCTCATTGAATCTCTAAGCTCTATATACCAAGCTGCTTCAGCTCCACCACGCTCACCCTCGAAGCTCGGCAGCTGTCTTGCCATCGAATATATCTGAGCGATTGCCCTGTCATATCTAGTACCAACACTACCACCCTCTTCCGATATCCTGTCAATCTCCTCGCTAATCATTTCAGTTAGCTGTGAGTGAATGAAGTCGGCCTTGGCAAAGCTTCCAACAAGCTGCGCAATACCAAAGCTAACCCTAAGTTTAGCCGAAGTAATTCTGTCCGTTGGAATTAGGTTCTGAAGGAACGAGTTTATTGTTCCGAACGGAGCCAAGAAAACATTGGGCCTAGACTTTAATCCCTTTGACCGGGTGAGTTTAGATAATGAAGATGGTAGGTCAATGTTACCCCTAACCAAGGAGTGCATATAACCAATACCATACACAGAATCATTTACAATGTAGTCGTCAAGCCTGTAGTCAAGGTTAATTACGTGATGTCTCTTTAGCAGGTTTAATCTATCTCTTAATACATCTAGGTCTAAGTCTTCAACACTATGAATTCCCAATATCTCAGCAATGTGATTGTCCTCTAGTAGCTTCTCAATGTTGGCTGCTATCCTAGGTATTAATACATCGTTGATTATTGCGTCTTTCTTTAGCTCTTCTTTTGTAGAAGCTTGCTCTGCTAGAATCCCTGTTACAATATCAATGTGAGCTGGGTTGCTTTCGTTTAGAGCTATCGTCTCCCCGGTATCAGGGTTTACAGCTGTAGGGTTTTCGTCAATGAAGTTAAGTATCGCTCTTCTACTTGAAGACAATCTACTTCTCTCATAGTTCTTTAGTAGCTTTTCGTACTCCTGTTGAACGCTTGTACCGTTTTTAATTGCTCTTGACTGCGCTCTAGCCATGAACAATGACTGCCGACCAAGCTCCTCCATTGCACTGTAATTGCTGAGTCTATTATACAGAGCTTCAGCGGTGCTTTTAGTGTACTCCACACCAACGTAAGCCTCCAGTTCTTTATCGAACACAGCCTCAGACTTCGACATGGATGTGATAGTCTCCATGATAGTAGCAACGAATCCCTCAAGTTCTTTTTGAGGTAGGAGTGCTGGGTTAATAGCAGCTAATCCTCTGGCTATCTTGGCGTATGTAGTTACATTCTTGGGTGAAGAGCCTCGCCCTTTCACCTTAGCCATTTTCTTTAGCCTCTTCTGTAGAGACTGAGCATACTTAATACCCTTAAGGTATTTCTCCATTTCAGCCTTGGCATCTCGGCTATCGAATATCACAGATATCTTATCAATGAATGATTGCATAGAGTCAAGACCTTCGCTCTGTGCTTTCTTTGCGCTAGTCTTGTGAGCTTGACGGATGAACTTAACAATACTCTTTACCTGACCCCTAGTAAACGGTGTCTTAGAATTCTCTTTCATCCTAGCGTCAATGAGCTCGATGGCCTTTGCTAAGAATTCATTGAATGTGCTTGACTTGTCTCTTATCTCCTCCAGTGACTTCTTTAGGTTACGGGCCTTGGTTGACAGCTTCTTTGCGTCGGCTGCATTCTTTGAGGCAACACGCATGCCCTCCTTCTTACCTTGAGTCCTTCCTTGCTTGTAAGCTACCGCTTGCTTAAACATCATCTCGGAACCCTCTTTGGAGAAGCCCATGTCAACTAAGGTTTTAATTACCTCCGCCTTGGTGTGCGCGAAAGCATCTAGCTGTGAGGTTTCATCAAGCCCTGTGACAGGATTCTTTCTTCTCTTATCACGATTTACAATTGGCGATGGGTACTTCTGGTCTATTAATTGAGACACTTGTTTTAAGAAGCTGCCTTGAGCTTTTGACTCTTGAGCTACGATAGCTTGAGCCTTGGGCTTAACCTTGCCTGTCCCGAACGCTTGGTTTCTCATACCTAAGAGAGCGTACCATGCTGACTCTGCTGCCTTCAGCGGGTCTTTCGGTGAGCCGTCTTGCCTGAACCTCCCTTCATATTTGTTAGAGAACTTGTCTATGAAAGGTTGCTTTTCAAAACCTCTTTCAGTAGTAAGGATATCCTCTGCTGGCTCTTTGTCTTTAAATAAGTGAAGAGTTGGATTTTTCTTATTACCCTGTTCGTCTACCTGAAACAGCGCAGCAGGGAATATAGGTGATGACTCTGGCTCCATAGCAAAAGACAGGTCGGAGTCAATCTCTACGGCGGCGTAAATCATTCCTTGAGGAACACCCTGAAGGAATCTCTCCGTAAGCATCTTAGAAACAACGCCCTTGGGGATACTTCCGCCTTGATTCTTACCTATGACTTCGCTGGCCAGTAGTTTCTGGATAGCCAATCTAGCCTCTTCATTTTCTTTTAGAGCGTCTCGCATATTAACAAACAACCTGTCCGTGTAATACTTTCTCTTACCGAATGTAGATTCATTTACATCCCCCATGTAAGCAAGTATTCTTTCTGATACATCTGAGAATGAACCGTCAATTCGGATTGGCTTTTTCTTTGGGAACGTTTGCTTAAACGATTTAATCAGAAGCTTGTTAAACACAGACTCAGGCATAACACCCTGCTCAACAAGCTTTCTAAGTATGATTTCAGAAGCTTTAAGAGCCCCTGTATTACTGAACAGCTTCTCCTGTGTTCCGCTAATCAAAGTGAAGAAGACTTTACCGTCAGGAGACTTCTTGCGCATGGCATTAATCTTATCGACCATTTCCTTGGCCTCCTTTGGCTTGGCAACAGCCCACACATTACCAGTTCTTACAGGATAGAATACACCACCACCGCCCGTGAATATTAATTCGTTCTCAAAGTAGACATCACCAACCATAAGGTTGTCTGGAGACGATGTAACCACAGTCCTCCCGGCCAGTAATTCATACACATCAGCATCATGCTTGACCGACTTGCTCATTAACTTCTTAAACTCCTTGTCGTCTTTACTGTACCTGTTGGAGAAGCTACCAAACTTCTGGGCTTTGTTAGAAAAAGTTTGAGATGTGGGTAATCCGGCTTGACCGGGAAGCACCTTCTGAAACTTTACAGCTGAACCGTCCTTATTGATTACGTTAAATCTCTCATCAGACACAGCTACCTTCTCGGCGTTCTTAGCCAAAACTAAAGCTCCTATTTGAATTACTTCAGAAGCAGATACAATAGGCTTTCCATCTCTCTTGTCATAGAACCAGCTGTGACGGAAGGGATTCATACCAACTTGAATCCAACCCTCAAGCTTTCCTTCACCGAGTTCTGACTTGTTGTACTCCTCACTAGCCATGATGTCTTCAGCCCTGTCTCTCAATCCCTGCGGGTCATGATTATTCCAGTCACCAAACATCCTAGCTATTGTTGTTTTCCCCTTTTCAAGAGCTATGTTTAACGCTCCCTTGGCTATGGACTGAAACTCTACATTGGTAGCTAGTGCTGTTTGAGCATACCCAATTGACTTACCACCTAAGTTTGGGGTCCTCTCTTCACCTCTAGCACCTTGGTGTACTGACACAACCCATACATCATAGTTGTCATATGCAGGAATGTCCAGTCTAAGGCCAACGTAATAGTTCTCAGGTATTTCTTTGTTAACCCCTATGATACCAGACTCAACCTTATTACTTGTAAGTGCAGCCCCAATGTCCATAGTCGTAGGTACTGCCGGAACAGAAACAAATGGTGTTATTGGTGACTCTTCCCTTACAACCTGTATGTATTGGTCTTGATTAATTTCTTGAGAAACATAATTCTTTAAAGCATCTACAACCTTGGGACTACGCTTTTGTCTTTGACTTTCATCTAGCTTTAATTCTTCTCTTCGCTTCTCTAGCTGCTCTTCGGTAACCCCCTCAGTAGATAAAAAGGATTCTCTACCCGGTTTATCTTCTAGTGATTTTATGACTAGGGCCTGAGCCTTTCCGTTAGCCTTTCCTTCGGCATAGTTATAAGCTTCCATGTAGTCGCTCATTCTAATACCATCACCAATATTACCATCACCCTTGACAAAGAACACAACGTCAGGCTGGTCTTTAAGGGGAGAAGACTCACTATCCCATCCGTCTGGTGCAAACTCAGGATTGAAGTCAAGCCTAGCAACTGGCCTCCACCCGTTGTTTACGTACTGACGTTCAAGGTCTGTTGCAAATGCATCATAAAACTTACCACCCTCTCTACCTCTAATGATTTGGAGTGGGTAGCTGACAGCTTTTAATTGAGAGTCTGGGTTTTTAAACAACCCCCCCATGTATCCGTCCTTGTTAACGTAAGCTCCAGCTAGTCCATCTTTAGTCATAAACAGTTTACCACCACCATCTAGAATTTCCTGAGCCTCTTCTTCCGAAAGGGGTGTCACTTGTAGTGCCATGAGTTTACCCATGTCTCGCATCCTACGAATAGCATCACTCATAGCTGTAGAGAACTGGGCAGCGTCGTTCACCTCCTCAACATCCCTCATTCTAGCGTTAATGCCTTGGGCCTTGGAGCTCATGTCGTCGAGCTCAACCATCATAGCGTTATAACCAGCTCTTGTTGCTGCTTCCCGAACGTCTTGAGTTCCTGTTACAGCCTCACCAGAGGCTAGCTGACCAGTCATCTTTTGAATAGCTGTGACTAGGTCTTGTTGTTTTGGGTCAACGTCTGTGAAGTCAACGTTTACATTAGGTATCTTATTTAAGGACGTATTGATAAAGCTCTTGAGAGAGTTTACCAGTCCTCTTTTTACCGTGGCCTCTAAGCCTCCTGTAGTAATATCAGCAAGCAATTCAACCAAGAACTCCTCTGCTACAGCGGGGTTGTTTAAAATGGCTTTACGAATGTTTCCCGCCGCTCCATACTTCTTTAGGAACTCAACATATTTTGGGCGTAGCTCACCAGAAAGATTTGCGAAAAGCTTTTCCGCTAGTCCTGTAACAGCTTCAACGCCTATTGACTCAAGGACCAAGTCGTGAAACGCCTCGTGAAATCCTGTATTTTCTAGCACCGCAGGAGCATAGATATGAATCTTTCCTTTACCAGTCCACATACCCCTAGCTACTTCTCCAGCCGCATCCTGAAAGGAGCTCTCGGTCTTGTGAATAACAACCCCATCAAGCTTGCCCGTTTTTGATAGAGCTTTTACAACCGTCATGACGTTAGCCATTGCTCGCCTCATCTGAGCACCACTCTTAAATGTCTTGTCTTCTATCTGACGGACACCATCTAAGGTTGTGCCATTGATAGCGTCAAGCACGGCATCTACATTTTCTCCAGTCACGGTAACTGAATCACCCTCTCCTTGGAATATCTCACCGTATCCATTGTACCTCTCGTCTATCTTAGACACACCCCTAAGTATTCTTCCAACTTCACTGCTTGAGTTTAGGTCATATTCTAAACCAAGCTCAGCCTCTTTCTTAGTTCGTTCATCAATCAAAGCTGTGAGCTGCCCTTTTAAAGTGCCCCTCTCGCTTTCGCTTTCACTTCTGCTATGGTCAATGCCTAGCTTTGCAATCTTCTTTTGTATCTCCTCAAGACTGTTGAATGCCTCTGGGTTTGACTCTTGAAGTTGTTCGTAGAACTTAGAGCGTCCAAGCTTTTTGTCCCACGCTTTCATCACAGCTGCATTTAACTTCTCGCCAATCTCTTTTCTGAGGGCTTGACTCTCCGCCACATCATACTCACGAGCTAGCTTTTTAATCTCAATGCTATCCCTTAGTCCGGGTATAGATGTAGCACTCATTGCTGCTGCACGGATACCAGCAGGAAGGTTGGCAGCTCCAGCTACCCCAGCACCTAGAAAAGCACCAGCATAAATCCCCTCTTTAGTTGCTTCCCAAAGTCCAGCTTGACTGAACTCTACGTTAGGGTTAGCAATTGAGTTGATGTAGTACTGTCCAGCTGCTGTGACTCCCTCTGTAATAGCCTCTTCAGTAGCACCTGCAAAAACAGATTTAATCAATCCTTTCGCAAAAGACTCAACAGACCTTTTACCAGCAGTTCTTAGTACGTTTGTTGCAATGGCTGCGCCGACAAATGCTGGTGCTCCTTCAAGGAATCCCATCGCGCTTGTGTATCCAGCTTTCTCAAAACCATCCATCTCTTGAAACCAACTCTCGTCTCTTACCGAGTTGTATGTAGATGCCATACCCATTGCGGTAGTAGCTGTTAAGGCCCCCCTGTTCTGAGCTTTCCCAGCCTGCTTAGCAATCCTAGCAGACGTAGTTGTCTTTTGTGATTTCCCTAATAGGTTTGTAGAGCGTACAGCATTTAAGTCTTTGTTTGCCTCTATAATTTTTCGACCAGCAGCAACTTTGTCCGCGCCCTTAAGCTTACTGAACTTCCTACCAATCCCCATACCTCTAGTTGAACGACCACGAGTGACAACACCTGCCGCTAAAGCCGCCCCCATCATTGGTACTGACTCACCGAACATCCGTAAGTTTTCATTCACCCAAGAACCCATGTTCGCTGTGGTGGTCTCGTCCTCATCTACACCACTACCGATACCCGTAAACTCTGTGAATGTCTTGCCAAATAATTGTTCGGTTCTTGTGGCGTAACTCTGAAGAGAGAAGGGTAATCTTTTCTCAGCCTCTTCTGCTAGATTCCTGTCATCCTGACCAGACCGAACCGCCCATCTGCTAAACATATTGTCCTCACCGAAAACAGAAGCGACGGCATCGCCTAACAAAAAATTAGCACCAGCCATTGCTTCGTGCCACGCCCTTGCTACCGAAGTCCCCGTGCCTGAAAAAGCACCGCCCTTCAGGACATCATAACCACCAATATATGTATCCTCATTAAGGTCTACAGCTATGTTGTATTCATCAAATAAGTACCTTTCGTAGTCGCTTATTTTCTGAGGGTCGTCTTGAATTTCTTGTGGGAGTAACTCCCTTACGGCTTGTGCGTTTTCCCTAGCGGCAGCACTACCAATATCCTTTATAGCGTCTGCCATTGGGACCGACAGTGACTCTCTTTCTAGGACACCCTCACCCTCAAACTCTGCACGGCCAGTCATATGCCTAAAGACCCTCTCATCAGAGGAACCCACTACATATCTACTAACCTCATAGTCAGAATCCTCCTCAATCATGTAGTAGTCAACAATATCTGACTTAGCCTCTAGCCTTTCAGCCTCAGAATCAGCTGTGTCAAACGCCGTGATTAGCTCTCGTTGAGCATCATTGGCTGAACCCTCGTAATCTAGTATCTGCTTGTACTTATCTACGTCAAATCGGTCATATAAAACCGAAGTGTATGAGTTAGAAAAGTTAGACGCTAATAAGTCAAGAGCGTCAGCCTCATATTGAGGGACTCTCTTGTTACCAATCAGTGGTCTTTGAAGTACATCCGAAAGTGTAGGCTCTTCGCCTCCCCCCAAAGTTGAACTCTGCTTTGAACCCAACGAATCCTCCTCCGAAGTGGACGGAAAAGTCGCAATAAGAGGTCGGGCAATCTGTTCGGACGGTTCTTTTTTTTTTAACCCGTAGTATTCATCCATAATACTACGAATCTCTTTCATAGAGGCTCCTCGCGAACGAGCTTCATCCAAAAGTTCCTTCAGTTCTGGGTTCATGTATAGTCTTTTTATTCTTCAAATAGAACCCTTCCAGACTTAATGGAGGGCATATTGCCTTTTGACACCTCATCAAAGATACGCTTTTCCATCTCTATCTTTTCTCTCAAGTCTAAACCTTCAACTGTATCAGCAATTTCTACCATTACGTCTGACCCCAAAGACCTAGTTACTGATTGCATAGCTCGAAGGTAATTGTTGTGTCTATCTATGGAGTCCTGTGAAAGGGGTTCTATGTCAAGACTTAATTTTGTGTTGTTTTCTGCGTCACTAAGAAATTGAGCACCGCTTCTCTTGTTCTTTGAACCTGCTTGAAATTGCTCCATACTAGTCCTGATTTCCTCAAATGCGGGTTGGCCTTTTTGAACGTATATTGATTTAAGGGGCGTACCCTCTATAGATAGAATAGCATTTTCAAGAACTCCCGGACCAGTTACAATATCAAACCCCTCTAGGTCTCCGGTCTTGGGGTTAAACGCTAGGTTCTCTACCTCTATCTTTATATCTCCATCCAACTCTCCGGTTACGTCTTTTACTTCCTTTCCCTGTTCGTCTAACGTAGACTTTACTACATCACCGCTAATAGTAAACGCATATTTTCTAGTACCAAGAGAAGCTTTTACTTTTGGCATATCACCAGTTACTTCATACTTTACTCCATCCTCGGTGTATTTGTAAGTGCCCTTACCCATGAACGGTTTAATAGGAGTGAATGGTGAAGGAATGTTTTTTAAAGCTTCCTCATCGGCAATACGCTCCTCTTCTAGTAACCTATTAGCCTCTCTGTTTGCGAGAATTCTGTCCTGCTCATCTTGAACTACTATTTGTTGGAACGCTCTGTTAGCTGTCTGCTCGGCGTACTCCTTGAAAGCTAATCTTTTGTCAATTGCTTCACGGAACCCTACCTCTTTTAACTCGTCGTCTGTTACATCAAATACATACTCTCCATCAGTATTGATTCCACCAGCAGTCAGGGTTGAACCTGCTTTATCTCCGACAGGATATTGAGTGTCTAATAGCTCAGACTGGGTGTAGTATTTTTGTGCGTCTGCAAAGTCCGACTCAGTCAATTGAGTTTTACCGGGAGTACGTAATGTCTTCTGACCCACAGCTTGTATGGCTTCCATTAACTCAGGCCCCCTTAAGCTTACCCTAGCCTTAAACTCTTTGTTAAATAAATCTATCGCTGCATTCATATCAACCCTACCTGTAGCAAACCCTGTTTCAGGGTCTCTACCTTGAAGGCTTTCTAACTTTGGCTGCAAAAGATTAGAGTATATATCATCTCCAACTTTCTCTGGCATATACTCAGTACCAGTCCAAAGCATCTTAGGAACATATACATCGTTAAGGTCACCGATATTACTTGATTGCCAAGGGACAAACTGATTGCCAACACCCACCATCAAGCTAGATGTTTCTTCATTCCAAATGTAAGAAGCTTGATTGCTGTCCCTATACAAAGCTAGATTATCCTCAACACTTCCAGACATTCCGGGTATTTGCTGGTTCACTATGTTAACCATAGTCTGGCTATCCATTGCGCTTTTAGCAGATGCGACATTTTTAAACTCAGTAAACTCTCTCTTCAACTTAACGTAGTCATCCACGTCAGAAGACTTGCCTGTCCTTTGAGCTGTGATAGCTGCTTCTTGATACTTCTCTAAAAGAATCTGAGCACCTGCTTGGTATTTCTCAGTTAGTCCTGTTGGAGATGATTCAGAAAGGGCTTTAGAAAAACCCATGTTTGCGTTTAACTGAGCCTTCCTTCTGCTATCTGCATCCGCTAAGTCTTGCAGGTTATCAGCTATACGTTCACCAAAGGCGCGACCCATATCTGAGTAGCTAACCTGAGAAGGCAAAAACCCTGTCTTAAATCTAATTCCTTCGGCCATTACTTATCTGCTTTTTCAAATCTTTTAACCAAGCTACCAACGAATTTGTGTAGCTCACCTTTACCATTCCCAACTAATTGTTTTAATTTCTGTGCGTCCTTAGGGGCAATAACATATTCGCCACCAGTAAGAGCTATGCCTACATCCCTTCCGTCTTCATCAACCACGTACATTTCATTAGTGTCGTGATTAAATTCACCCGGAGTCTTTTGAACTTTTATGCCCTTTTCAGCATAACTTCCCCCGTAATTAAAGTCTTGGTTTGTGCGATACTGGATTGGAGGAAGATAATCACCTTCTTGGCCCGCGCCAGTCTTCGGGGGTTTTCCATTAGGCTTAGATTTGCCATCAAACATTCCAGCAGCAGCCATACCCAAACCAGCTGTAGCCAGCCCACCAACAGCACTAGCAATTCCGCCTGACATCTGCTGTCTTGCTTGGGCTAGCTGAGCTTCAGACAAAGCCTTTGCGTCATACCCATACTCCAAGTCTCTGTTTGAACGTGTTTCACGAAGGCCAATTTCTCTTTCTCTTGCGTTAGCAAGGTTAGTTAAGGCTTGAGTTTGAAGCTGTTGTTGATTCATCGCCTCTTGTCTTAGCTGACCCTGAGCTTGCTGCTGAGCCTGCATGACGGCACCAAGTCCCCTTGAGCCATACTGTTGTGCAGCTTGCGTAGTGGTGGCAAGAGAACGATTGATGTCTTCATTCCTCATCGATAGCAACCTCTGGTCATAAGCATTCTTAACAGCGTCGTAATACTCTGTAGGTGTAGATAAGGAGGGTTGGGAAGCTTTAAGGTTTTCAAGATTCTCATTGGCCTTGTCAAGAGCTTCTTGACCTCTCTTCTTTCCTGCCGCCCCAGCAAATATGTCTATCACCCCACCGACAGTTCCGCCGACAACTTGTGCCCCAACTCCAGCTAGTGATGATGCTCCTTGTAAATCTAAGTCTTCTAATCCAGCCATATTGCAAATTTAGTTTGTTTCTGAGTTATCTAGTGCTGACGGTGTATATATTGCATTGACAGCATATAGTTCTTTCTCAGCTGTGTTGTCGTTTGTCAGTTTGAATTTTGCGTAGTAGTCTCTCATCTGCTCACCGTTAATCACGTCTGATGATACAGCAACAAGAGTATTGCCAATCTGTCCAATGGCAGCCCCCGAAAACTTTAATTTATTTCTACCTAAAACAGCAGTAATTGTCAATCCTAGATTTTGCTCACCGCTTCCCGATATAACTTTTACCGAATCACCAATTCCAAAAGGTAGGTTACTTACCCTCCCCGTAAACGTCACCTCTAAAAAGTTTTCGGAAAGAGATGCCACCTCACCCAATACCACCCTCTCTGTTCCTACGGAATCATTAGAATCCGCTGCAACATCTTTTGGGATATTAGTGTAATAGATGCCCTCCTTCTCTTCATACATAGCCTCTGGTATTGAGGTAGTCTGATTGTTATTCGTTACAACACCAGCCCAAGTATCGTTACCCTCAAGGCTTATTGCGTTGTAAACTTTTACAGATGAAGGGTTCTTCTTAGAGACAACCTCAACCTCTGAGTTTCCTTGAACACCGTAAAAATTGTTTCTAGTTTCATTGACATTATGTCTGTAAATCTGACCGCCTTCAAACGAAAAGAATCTATTATGAAGTGATGAGTACAGCTCGGGGTTAAAAGAGTAGAAGCTCAGCCAAAAGTTCTTATCCGTACCGTAAGCTAGTGTCTTTCCATCATCGTCAACGCCATCTGTGATACTAATAGTTTTAGAAGTATCAGACGAATTTCCTTTTTCTACTATAGTGGTGGAAAATATTATACTCCCATCAGCCATATTCATTTTAGCAACACCTCGATACTTACCGTCTGATGTAATTACATCTGCTTTAAAGTCTGAAGTGCTTGCACTCTTGTCTGGACTCACAAAAGATGAACCCCTTTCAGTTAGCTTGTCGATAACCACTAGGGCATTTCCTACAGAATCCCATTCAGGAAGAAATGAATCTGGAGTTATGTTTGTGTCATCCCACTTAATTGGGTCTGTTGACCAAGACAGCATATTAGAACCACCGACAACAGGTTTTATCTTACCTGAAGCACCAGAAACCTTAGCATTAGTTGGAGGCTTAGGAATGCTTCCAACATTTAAAGTGTCAATAACAATTTCATTTACGTCTTGACCTTCAACCGTGACTATGAACTCATCGTTTTCTGGGTCAATTCCACAAGGAATCCTTGGAACAGAATCTCTTAGCAATAGGTTGGCAAATAATTTTTCAAAGAACGATGACATCTTGACATCGCTTATGGGTTGAATACCTTTGGATGACAGGGAAAAAACCTTACCGGCATCCATATCACAAAAGTATGTTACCCCAAATCTATCTACCACAGACTCAGGATTTAACCCCGGTCCAAAACTTCCCGCAAAGTAAGTCTCAACTCCTAATACGTTAGTGCTAGTTACTAGCATTCCATCCTCACCTGCCGATTGAATAAGCGTCCTATCTACTGGTGTGCTGCTAATCTTTTTATCCTGCATAACAAGAAGCGATTCACCCTTATCAATTATCGAACATATAGAACCGTTAATAGAGTTGTAATCTTTATAGGAAAACAATAGAGGGTTGAACGTGGAAAGATTTAATACGTTAGAATCAGAAACAAAGGGTGCGCTATATGTGATAGCTGTTGACCTGCGGATTTCTTCTTGGTCTGGTGTTTCTATAAATGGCCTTCCAATCGATATAGCTTTTGAATCAAAGTAATCGCTAACAGCCTCATCCTCTACAACAAATTTTCTGTAAATCTGATTGTCAGGTATAGTCGGGTCGTATTTAAAAACAATGTCTTGACCATCTGGCGAGTAGTCAGTATTAGAATTCCCTAATTGTTCTCTTACTCTTAAGTAGACATCACCCTTGGTGAGCGTAACCACACCCTTATGAATACTATTCGCGCTTCCAACAGTATCATCTATAACGCAGGGGAATATAGCTCCGTCTGAAACATTTGAATCGGTGAACGGTTGTGCCGAATTTACGCTATACCTGTACGCCCCATTAGAGATTGGAACTATACCTTCTATGAAAACATGCTCCCCAGAACCTGAACCTATTATAAGCTTATCCCCTAAATACAACCTTGTAGTGGATGTGAAAACAGTAGGGCTTAATACCTGAATAGTAACCGCAGGGCTTACTGAATTCGAGCGGTCACCCGCATGAGTTCTTACACCGCCAACCTCTAAAATATCATACTGCTTCTCAATCTCGTAGTAAACCCTAGACTCTTCCTCAACACCCCTCTTAGGTCTACATATCTCTACCAAACAGTTTTGAGAAAAGAAGTCTTTTCCTATCAATATATCACCCCTCTTAAAGTTAGAGATGTTATTATCCCTGATAGTCAAATACCAACCAGTCCTCCTATAGTTAGTCTCGTCTTCATCCGGGGAGTTTTGAGAAAGTTTTATAGGGTTCTCATCATTGTCAGTATAGAACTTGTATGAGGTTATTTTAAACTCGTGAAGAGGTCTCTGTATATTACCCTCTAAATCTTCGTACTGAAGAATTCTTAGTATGTCGCCTTCTTTATACTCGTAAGATTTGTTTGCCCCCTTAAAGTCTTTATAGGAATTAGACTTTCCTTCTAACCCACGAAGGGAAATGAATATTTGCCCGTTGATGCCGCCCTCCAAGCCAGCCAATACAGGTCTGGTTTTTTCACCGTCATTAGAACGGATGTCCTTAAATGTTGTTTGCTTGCCGGTTGCAGCTTCATTAACTAAGACCTGAAGAACCTCATCATAAGATGTGTTTTTAGAATATACGGGAGCCCATTTAGTTGCCCAACTTGGAGGCTCGTGTAATAACCTGAAGTCTATTTCTGTTCTACCATCATTACCTCCTAGTCTTTGGCCGAAATGCTTTATGTTTTTTTCTTCTAAAGGTTGAACGCCAGAAGGTCTGTTTCTGTGGTCGTAATAAACGACACCAAAATCATGTGTAGCCCCAGCTTTAAAAGAAGTAACTGCCTCTCCATCTTGAGTGAAAATAGATATATCGCCAGAGAGGAAATTGTATTCCTCCCAATGACTTCTCAGTGCTCCTGAGCCTACGCTGTAATCACCAATAACATATCCTGCTCCATTCTCCTGATTGTTTATATTTAGTGAAATGTCACTTGAATTAAATAAGGTCATTTGATGCAGGCCCCCAAATATTGTTCCAGCAGGATTTGCTCCTACACCGTAATACACATTAAGGCCGCTCGTCGAGGGCGCGAAATCATTTTCTATAACCGTTCCCGAAGGGTTTGTAAATGTTGGTGCTAAAGCGTAGTCAGTGTTAAGATTTAAGCCAGTACAATTAACCTTGCACGTTATTTTTTGAGACGACTCGTTATATGTAGCTGAGTAAACACGAAATGTACCGACTCCAGACATCCAAGCTAAAATACAGTCAGCCTCATCTTGAGTTACATTACCTGTACCGTCTAAGCTTTGACCAATTGTTCCAGCGAAAAATGCAGTCGAACCATTAAAGGTTTGATTCGGACCTTCGATTGAAGGAGAAAGCCCTACAGTTGAAGGCTCTAAGTCATTAACGATAGCGGATGTAATAAAATCTGCAAAAGCATTAACGTCTTGAAAATCTTGACCCTGTGATATTAGGTTAAATTGCAAGGGATTCTGAAACTTAAGATTCCCTATTCCTGACTGAATACTATCGGGGTCCAGTATGGTTAAATTTTGCGTATGAATCTCATCACCGGACGTGTCGTATGTGGTTGCGGACACGGTAAACCTTGTGCTTGACGCGGTGCTATCTAAATCAGGATTGATTCCAAACCTGTCACAAGACAGGTTAAAGTTCATGTTCACTTGTGAAGCAGAAGCGTCAAATCCCTGTGTAGGAAAATCAGACAAATCAATTTCAAAGCTTATTCCGTTGGTTGTGCTGTCTGCATATCGAGCGAAAGTCAGTGAACCGCTGCCAACATTTAAAAACTCATTTCCACCATAAAAGCTATTGGCCTGTGACCCACCAAATATAGCTCTTTGAGCACCTAAAAACTGGTCTGTTCCCCAGTCATCATTATCGAGTGTTTCGTTAATGACACCGTCTGTCCCACCAACGATATCAATATTTAAAGAGCTAGATGTTTCTACGTCAGGGTGATATACAGGATATGAATATACATCTGGCTGAGGAATGTTATCAAACCCCTCTAGATAGTTTCCGTAAAACAGCCTACCATTCGAAATGGCTTGTGCAGAAGCTGTCCTAGGAACAGCATCGTGAGTTCTGTTAACCTCTTCGGATGAGACATAGCTGTATATCTTGTCGTTTCTAAATGTAAATGATTGCTCCGTTTGCTCTGGGTCATTGCTCAGTTCTTTAACCTTGAAGAATGCCCCATCATTATTACGCCTAGCGAACACTCTAATCTTATCTACGGGACCATCAGAATTTGAAACCGTCACCTCTAACTCATTGTTAAATGAACTGGCAAATTCAATAGCAGCTGAATTAAATGCTAAATTCGTCGGGCTAACGGCTAAAGGTGAGTAGGCGGAGATTGCGCTTACTTCACCGTCATCATATACGTACTGATAAGCAAACTGAAAGCAATTGTCTCTTAGGTTGTTCTGACTTACAGATTCGTTAGTTCCAAACCTAAAGGTAGGTACCGACTGAGGGGGTAGCTTACAAACAGTAAAGAACTTTTCCTTTTGTGCAGGTGTCCCTGAGGTAAGGTTAGATTGGTAACCGTTATATAAAAGTCTAGTTGCGTTTATTTTTCTCGGTTCGTTTCTGTTGTCCGTGAAGTATAGTAGATGTTCTTCAAATTGGTTTATGATAACATCAGCCTTAATGAAACCGTCTCGACTAAAATTAAGAACGGGGTCTTGATAAAGTTTAATATACTTATCATCTATGAAGTCATACTTATATATGCCATGATTTAGCTCTGAGTTGTAGACAAAGAAATAAATACACTTTCCTGATTCGCACGCTACAGCACCTACTGTTCTATTGGTTCCTGTGGGTATAGTATCATCGCTGGTAACCGGATTCACAATAGTATTACCCTTTATGTTTCTTACTATTCCTTGGTCACCCCCATCGTCAGGAGAGATTCGAATATTAAGGGCATCGGTCATCTCAAAAGGTTTCACCAACCTCTCGTCCTCATCCTTGTTCAGATACTGGGGTACAAGCTTGTCAATAGCCATTAATACTTAGGTGCTTGTTTGAAGTTTTTTCTAATTGTCTTGAGCGCCTCCTCACCACTAAACGCCTTAAGCCTTGCATTAGCCTTGCGTCTCTCGTTGTAGTATTCCTGACGGGCCCTACCCTTCTCTCCGAGTGGGACGCTTCCCTTTCTTTCTACAAGCTTGTAGTAGATGTAAGAACGTAATGCTTCTTCTGCTTCAATATGTACAGTAGGGTTGACCGAGCGAGCTTCGTCAGCGATGTATTCAATTACAACCTCAGAGAAAGTACCACCAGAAACCTCAATCCTGTTCTGGTCTTCATTAAGTCGATACTGCCCACTATAAAAACCTCCGCCTAATCCATACAGCTGACCAACTCCACCCTGAAAAATGTAATTACTAAACGTCATAAAGTCGTCCTCGCTAAACAAGCTTCCGGTGGAACCCGACTTTGAATCAACCCTATCAGCAATCCCGTCACCATCAGTGTCGATGATATTGCCAGACGAATCAGTAGAATACTTCTGAGAGTAGTTGATGTTTTTGTTCTCACCGAACACACTAA